AGGAGCAAGTCCTTCGCTGCATAGTCTGTAAGTTTTGAGTAATTCATTAAATCCGCCCTTCTTTTGTGAAAATATCTATTTTTTGTACTGATATTTCAGTTCCGTTTATTTGGCCTTCAAAACCAAATTGAATTACTTTACCGGAACCGCCTCCATTAACGTTGATTATACTCACATCAATAATGCTTCCCCATTCGGCAATTCCCCACTCCGAAGTTCCCCATTCGGCTTCAGTTGCAGAGCTTGTTACTGTGGCAGTTTGAGCCTGTTGTGCACTGACAAAATCATACCCCCATTTGAAGATAATTACCTGATTGATAACACCAATCAATGCCATTTTTATCTTCTTTAAGATGGATGTTTGAATCGGGTTGCCAAAATCAATCCATGTGGTGTAATACTCCATACGGTATTGAGATGCATCATCCAGGTAGCCTGTGTATTCCCCGATGTACCCTGCTTTACCTAGATACAATTTCCGATTGCTTGTATGCAACAATGCTTTAGGCGTGATGTCATACCAATCAGTAACTCTAACAGAACCATCTTCCAACGGCCTTCTTAAATCAAAACAATATGTCTCGTTCAAAGAGGGCATAGTAATCAGATAAAAAGCGTGTACAGGAGAATAGGCAGACTTAATAGAATCCCAATTCTCTGTATTGATATGAGATTGAATCTCATCTCTTACATTCTTGCTCAACTCTCTCAATGGGGCTGATTTTTCCTGAATGGTTCTCATTAAAGAAAGAACGCCAGTATTGGATAAGAATATAACGTCGCTACCTGTATTGGCTACCGAATCTCTCGCAATACACCCAACATTATTCAATGTGTCCGAAAGCTGCATCGTTGCCGGGTTTAATGCGCCCGAATAAATCAACGTCTGTTTCTTGCCGAAAATAATCAGGAAATTGTTATGAGCAGCAAAAGCAACAATCTCATCGCCGCCTTTAGGCCAAACGCCCAACAAATTCAAACTTCCAGAAGTCCCGCCAGTCCATACTTGCGGGGTGATAATGTCAGACCATTTCACCGTGTTCTTGTCGGTTGATGTATCAGCGCACCATACGCGCCCATACGCGCTTATAGCAGTGTTGGCCTGCAAAACAGTACCAGAGTATGTGGCGTGTTCAGAAAGCCGCCTGAACGTTGTTGTGGATACGGCAGGATCATATATCAGCGGGTCATAGCCGCGCTGGAAGAACAATCCAATACCATTCAATGAAGTGAATTGCCAATTATTCTCTGAAATAGTTGGCGCAACACCACCTCCGCCATAAGTGAGGGTTATTAAAGAAGTCCCGTCAAACTTAAATAAAAACCCGCCGCCGGTAGCCAGAATGGTTGCTGTTCCATCGTTCTCTATTAGTTCACCAAAACAAGTAATATCGCTAGTCGCTAAATCGGTATTGGCATCATGTTGTTTGACCCATCCTTTACGGGAAGCGATACGCCCTGATTTATCAATTACACAGTTCTCTGCACGAAGCGCGAACCCTTGCGGCATATCAACAGGGGAGTCTTGCTGATTAAGTCCGAGGAATCCGGGGGCCACAATCGAGAAAGGTGTTAATTGAGTTGCCATCAGCAAGCCACCCATGAATCATTTTCAACAAACCGGCTCGCTTCGATAGCGATTTGATCTGCCAATATCCCTTTATAAAGTCCATACGCTTCACCGGAACTCAACCCGCCATCTTCTCCGCGCTCAACAATCGCCCTGGCGTAAGCGCCCATAATCACCGCATCGGACGGGATGGTCAGAGAAGTAGCATCATCGGACAATGTTGCTTGAGGAACATAAAGATTTACTGCCAGCGTATAAACTCCATCGGGGGTCGGGAATATCTCAATCTTGCTATCCGTGCCATCAGTTCCATTCCATGCGTAATAACACGGAGAGCCTTGTTGAACAGTAGAGAGTTGTTGTTGGTCGATAATCCACTGGACAGGAACGTTTTTAAGCTGGTTTAGAGCCGTCGAAGTAGTGCAGTTGATAACAGCGCCCTTATGTCTCACACCAGAGCCTGTAACGGCGTAATTAGACGTTCCTGCGACTGTAGTAACAGTCAGGTCGGCAGATAGCGCATCCCAATTCCAGGCGTCCTCAACTTGCCGCTTTGCATCATTTACAAACTTGCCGATTAGCGCGGAGTAAGAAGTAGCAGATACCGTAGATACGGAAGTTTCGCGCATCCGAGCAAGTACGTCATTAACCAATTCCAAATAAGTAGCCATTATTGTTCCTTATCGGCAAGATATGGGGCTAAAGCAGCAGCACCGTAAACTGACTGAATGCCTTTATTGGTGTATGTTGGCGTTCTAGATAGCAATCCGGCAGTTCCTAGTTTTGGTGCGGCCATCGTCATACCAGCAGGTATAGCCATCAAAGTAGCACCCAGCAATGGACTACCAAACATAGACGCACCTGCCGCAGCACCCCCCCCGGCAGACCCTAGCGCGGCTAATGGAACGGTAATTTCCCATTTGTTCAATGAAGCGATTTGATCCGGCGCGAGTTGCTTTGATGCAGTCTTGAATTGACGTGCGAAATCAGCAGCAGTCTTTGTGTCTCCGGTCAAGTATCTATTTTTCTTAATGCTTGATCCTGATTTACTGCGAAGCAGATTAAAATTTACTAACCCACTTACCGGATCAACCACATCCGACAAAAGGTGCAATTTAGCCAATTTTGTTCTAGCGGCTTCAAATTCATTGTAAATCTTGAAATTACCGGAAGATTTTAACTGGTCGCTCATTGCATTCTCATATCCGTCTGCAATATCACGATATAGCTTTCCGGCCTTTGGATTCCCTGTCGCATAAGCATCATCTGCTTTATTGCGCAATGCGGAAATACTATCAATCAGCCCTTGAGCATCCCTTGCGCCAGATGCTTTGTTTATTTGTTCCGAGAGAACATCAGGGACATCTTTCAAATGGGAATAAGTAGTAGCCTCTGTAGAGAGTTTATTCTCAACATCAGATAACTTCATTCTCATCTTATTAACGAACGGAGTTGATATTTTAACTCCAGCAGGGAACGCTCCAGCAAACGCATCGTATGATTTATTCAAAATTTGCTTTTGCTGCGTTATTAAGGCTGGAGTAATATCTACATTTTCCGGCAACCCAGAATCACGAGCCATCAAAGATGTGATCCTTTGCTGATTCTTCAATGAAACAGCATCACCCGCTTTGCCTGCTTGATAAAGCGTTTTGCGCACTATTCCGCCCTCTGGAGGTGTAATCAAACCAACATCTTTTGCTGCCTGGCGCGCTGCATCGCGCTCTGAATACAGAGCTTTTTCTTTAAGCCCTTTAGCCCTGATCTTTGGCACGGTCTTGGCTCCAACCAACCCCAATCCTTGCAATGCGGCTTCTTTGGCTCCTGCCGCAGCAATATCACTACCTGTTAGCGATTTAGTCGCGCTTGCAACAAGATTCCCGCCAGCATCAAAAACTGTTCCAGCGGCGTTCATTGCAGCATTGATAGGGTTGAGATTAGACGAACCAAGTTGCGTCCGTGGTTTGTAAGTAAGCGCCTCGGCTACATAACGTTTGAATGCCTCTGGATCACCACCTTGTGGAGATACCAATTCACTACCGATAGCGGCCATACCCGCAATCTCTGAAATTGGCTTTGCGGCAATTCCTGTAGCCATTCCAAGCACTGGCTCAACAACCGACCCAGCCAACTCATTCGCAGGGCGAACAAAGTTTTTCATCAGGAAGTTTTCTTCTTGGGAAGGTGGTTGGTTAGTTTGGTTCTCTTTTGGGCCGTTTAATGCAAATGAAATCTCATCATCTGTAGTCCCATCAGGGAATACATGCTGAATACCATCAGCCATTACAGTAATAGGCATTATCTCCCCCTCACAAGACGGCCAGTTGCATCACGTACCCATGTTTGCGTATTACTTCCAGAAGAAGTTTTAAGCTCTATTTTTTCCTTTGGAATCCCTGTCGCCTCATAAAACCTGTCAAGATCACCTTTCTCAACTCTGGAATTCCATTTATTAA